CAAGAAGCTGGCCAGATCAGACATTCACTTCTCAAAGGTGATGGGTAGTCTAAGAAGAAGTAAGAAGGTTGCTACAGTCATAAACTCAGATGATGCAACTACATGGGCACAACGCTTTGTGATGCCAGTGTTTGGCTGCATGCTTAGCAGACTCTTACCTCCAGAATTCATGGAGCCAGTTATGATGGTGCTAAACATGGTGACTAATAAGAAACTGGAGATGCCTCATGCTCTGCTCAACCTGTTTGATAAGTATCCACACCAGAAGGGATACGATGATGGCATGAATGAGCTCAAGAGGCAGTATCAAGGGCTATCTGAGTTCACCGATCTGCTAAATCCCCGAAGTAGAATGATGAAGAACAGATCCAACATGATGCAGGGAATACTCCACTACACATCTAGCCTTTTACACTCTGGATATTTATACCTGTGGTCTGACATGAGTAAAGTTGAGCTCTCACGACTTCTTAGAATGTCTTTTGGCTTGAATGCGCGAGAGCAGGAGATCATCTGCACGACGAAAGTATCATCCGACGACTCATCTTGCTTGGTGAGCTGTGTGTATGAGGGTGAGCCATCAAACGCCATAGGGAAGATAAAACCAGAAGTTCGAATGGTGCAGCTAATACTGAGCTGTGCAACGGAGTCTAAGGCCGGGCTTTACTCACTATTTTGCTCAAAGCAGAGCGTGGAGAAAAGTTCAACATCCGGGTTCTCTAATGTCGAGGAGTTCAATTCGCTGTGGTATTATAAGAACACACTTCTAAGCCCTCAGATCAAGTTCATCGCAGCCATGATCAGAACTCACCCGACATCTAAGTTTGATGATAGATTCCAGACGTACGCCAGCCTCAGGAACAATCTGTTTGAGAATGGGGGCAGTATAATGCTGTGCAACATCTGTCAGATGCTACAGGCATCTGCTCCCTACAAAACATTTGGACTCAAAACTAATCACGAGTGGGATGATTTCAAGACTGGCATCCTGGAGAAGCCACACTCATCTGCAGGCTTCTTCTTATATGAGCACCCTTTGGTCTGTGGCATGTTTGGGCAGGATTTTGCGGTGTATCTAGCATGCCGTAGTAGGGTGTACAGGTCGCTGCACTTATCGTTGTATGAGGCTGAGAACTTTGAGTTCACAAAGGATGGGAAGCCAACTGTCAGAACATATCTATCTTTCGGGCAGTCCAAGAAGTACTACGAATTCAAGAAGAGGCTAGGAGTTAATGTCCTGGAGATAAGAGACTATATAGATGAAGACACCATAAAGCTGTACAGGAAATCAACCACTTCAGAGGATGCTTTGATGGAGTTAATGATACGAGCCAGTGACCCCTCCCTGTCGGAATCCATGGCATTCCAGACAGACTCAAAGCTTCACGCAGCCTCTGCGTTTATACTGCAGGACAAGGTGATTCTTCAGTCAAAAGGCTTAATCTCTGCGGAGCACCAGCACAAG